CACGTTGCTCCTTCTCAGCACTACAAGGCAATTCAGTCTTGTAGAAGTAGAAAAATACTTGCCGTAGTTTCCTTACGGAATCTATATTAGGCTTGTTGAGAAGGCGTCCGCTAGAATCGAAGATCGTCCGAAACAGCGAACCCAGACAATGGGGGAGCTTCCGACATCCATGCATGTGCTTGAATGCGGAAGGTAATACGAAGAATCCAGATTTCAGACCCTCGTCCAAAGCTCTTCCGAGCGATGGTAGAGTGTCAGTTAAAAAGGCAAAACCTTCAAAGGTAAGCCTCTCCAGTGGAAACTCCTTTTTGGCGATTTTCAAGTCGTCAAAGAGATTGCTAAGAACCTCCAACCCTAAACCAATAAGGTCTAGCGTTCGCTCCATCTTCCGGTTAGTAGCCATATATAATGTGGTTAAATGACAACTGGCGGCGGAGACAGATCAAAGGTAGTTACAAATTACCTTTCCTCATTTGCCCAATAACGGTTTGAGTTGCAAAGTCATAAAGACGAGCGATTTCAGCACGGATTTGAGCATCGGTAGCTTCCAAAGTAAAATCGACAATAAGTCGAGGTCCGACAAAAACGTCGGGATTAGTAGAAGTACCGGAGGCGAACTCTCGGTGCATTTTAATCATCAACGTTGACTTCTTCGTCAAGGACCCAGAAGAGTCCAAGGCGGAGTTTAGAAAAAGTTGGTGAGGCAGTGCAATGGTACGAGCAGCTTCGTTGTAGGTCACGTAGCCAGCCATTAATTTGGCGGCTCGGTTCCACGTCGTAGTTGACAGGCCAGATGCAGTAGCAGCTGAGAGAGAATACGGATCAGATAACATAACGTTCACTCCTTATAAATTCACACCACACTGTGTATAACGGTTAAAGAAAGATTGCGCCGGCCAATTCGGCCATTGACGCGGTCTGCCAGCCGTTAGGCAGGGTAACTCCTTTAAATGAGGAAATCCGAGGACTCCAATTGTATCTTGCATAGTCGGAAATAGAGCTCTTCCATCGACCAGATGGATAATCAGGATAGGCAGGATTGCCTACGTCCGGATCATCTAAATGATCAAATTCTGAGAACTCCGAAGAAAAATTAATCTTCTCCGAAATATATGTATCTCCGATACTCCAACAACTCGCAGATGCGAAATTGTCGAAGTACTTCAGTGCGTCAGAAATTGGTAAAAACCAATCAATGACGAAAGAGCAAGGTACAACAGCCCACACGTCTGACGCGTCGATTGATAAA